AATTAGTCGTAGATAAGATTGAGAAGAAAGGAAAATAAATGCCTGTAAAATATGACGATAGAAGAGTAATAAAGCCTAATACTCCAAAAGAATATACTCCTGAACTTATAAAAGAATTGATGAAGTGTTCCAAGGATATAAAATACTTCGCTAAAACATATTATACGATTGTCCATCCCACCAAAGGCGAGATGATAATTCCTTTATTAGACTTCCAGGAACGAATGCTGGATCTTTACACAGGAAATCGATTTAGTTGCGTCCTCAGCGCCAGACAGATCGGAAAATGCTGTCATTCCGATACGATAGTGAGTATAAAAGATACTAACTCTGGCAAAATTGTCGAAATATCAATGTCTGATTTTTTAGAAAAGATGTCAAAATTAGAAAATAATTGAGTGGTGTGTTATAAATAGTCGTAGGAGATATCTTACTATGACTATCAATAATAAACAAAAAGAGATTAGATTTAGGGTAGACGATTTAGAGAAGAATATTATTGAGCGAAAGACGAAGGAACATAACTTTTTATCTGTAAGTGAATATGTTCGGTTCGTCTCTTTACATTGCGATAAAATACAAATATCTATCGTCCATAATGGGGCAGAAAATGTGCGATAAAGAGCATTGCCTTATATGTAATCAAGGATATTCTTGCCTCAATAATGTTTATAATCACGTAAAGAGTGTTCATAATATATCTAAAATTGATTATCAGAAAGACTATCTAAAACATACAATTGAATGTCATGATTGTGGGGAATTATTCTCTAATGATAAAAAACTAAACAAACATAGAAATGTCGTCCATAATACCGAAAGTCCTTATAGTATTGCCAATGACAAGAGAAATCAGAGATTAGAGGAGAATAGTATAGATTGCCAAGTGTGTGGAGATAAATTATTATCTACTTGTGGACTATCTATTCATCTTACTCATCAGCATCCAGAAGTAGATAAAGCAGAGTATTGTGTAAAATATCTAAATCCTGAAAATCCATCCGGCAAGTGTCTTCATTGCGGCGAAAAATTACCTTTTAGGGGATTCGGAAAGGGAGAAATGTTCGCCAAGTTCTGCTCATTCTCTTGCTCTACAACTTGGTATGCCGAGAACACGGATAGAATAGATAGAGCGATGTCGACTATGAAGAAGAGAGAAGACGAGGATCCAGACTTCCGGTTGGGTCCTAATAATCAGAAATATTGGATCAATAAAGGTTTTACAGAATTAGAAGCGATAGAATTGGTAAAAGAGAGACAATCTACATTCAATCTCGAAAAGTGTATAGCCAAGCACGGCGAGATAGAGGGGACAAAAGTATTTCAAGCAAGGCAGGATAAATGGCAGAAGACGCTAAATGATAAATCACCAGAGGAAAAAGAGAGAATATTGAAGGCTAAAATGACAGGCGGGAATGGTTTAGGTTATTCTATGATATCGCAGAAATTGTTCCATTCCGTTCATGCTCTGATAAAGGATATAATAGGCGATAAAAAAGTTTATTATGCCGAAAATCTTACTAATGGAAATAATCACCACGAAAACGGTGAATATGTAGAGTTCCTTCCGTCTGGTAAATATTATCTCTATGATTTTTACATTCCTTCAATCAACTTCGTAATGGAGTTCGATGGCGATTATTGGCATAGCGAAGAACGAGAAGGTTCCTTGGAGAGAGATGCGTTGAGAGAGGCGGCAATTCTATCGTCCAGACCAGAACTTGAAATAATCCATATAAAGGAATGCGATTATAGACAAGATCCGACAGCAGTAATTGATTATATCTTATATACTATAAAAGGATTACTATCTGATGTTGGATAAGCCTCTTATAAAGTTCGAGCAAGTAATTGATTTAGAGCCAGGAAGATATGAGATATTAGGACCTCAAGGATACAAGCCTATTACTCACATAATGAAGACGATTCCTTATGATGTCTGGCTTCTTGAATTATCCAATGGAGAGACGTTCAAGGGAGCTGATACTCATATTCTTTATACTGATAATCACACAGAAATCTTCCTTCAAGATGTAAAAGTAGGGCAATTGATAGAGACAGATGAAGGATATTACGCTTGTGTAAAATTGGAAAAATTACAGCAAGAGCCAGATAATATGTATGATATTACAGTCGATAGTAATGAGCATGAGTTCTATGCTAATGGATTTACAAGCCATAATACAACTTGTTCGTGTATATTTTTATTATGGTTCGCAATCTTCAATGAGAATATGACGGTTGCCATTCTCGCTAACAAACAGAGAACTGCCGTAAGTATTATTGATGATATAAAAAAGGCTTATGAGTTATTGCCGGTATTCTTGAAGCCTGGAATAAAAGAATATAACAATCTCAATATTGTGTTCGATAATGGGACTAAAATATTCGCATCAGCTACCACAGAAGATTGTCTACGTGGAGAAACTGTATCACTTTTATTCTGTGATGAATTCTCATTTTTACCTCAAAATGTCGCTACCAAGTTCTGGAACTCCAACTTCCCAACCATCTCACAGGGCGGCCAAGTAATTCTCGTATCAACACCTAATGGTGCCGCTGGATTGTTCTATGAGATTTATAAAGAGGCGGAAGCAGGAACATCTTCATTCAAACCGTTCAAGGTAAATTGGTGGGAGTTCCCCGGTAGAGATGAGAAGTGGAAAGCCGATATGATAAGCGCAATTGGAAAAGTTGCTTTTAATGCCGAATATGGCTGTTCGTTCTCTGGTTCTACTAATACTCTTATAGACGGGGATACTCTTACTAAAATGACGCCAGTTGAGCCACCATTCAATCCAACCCCTTTTTATGCCATATGGAAAAAATATGTTCAGGGAAATGTCTACGGCTTCGGAATAGATACAGCCCAAGGAGCGGGAAGTGATTATTCGGTCATCAATATCTTCGATATAACAACATATCTTCAAGATGGTAAATATGAACAGGTAGGACTTTATAGACGCAATAATCTGGCTATATTGGATTTTACGAAGGAGGTATTGGAGTTGACGAAGAATTGGGGAAATCCTGTTCTTATTGCTGAAAACAATGAGACAGGACTCGGGAATGTTCTCTGCCAGCAACTTTATATGGAAGATGGTTATGAGAGAGTGTACTTTGATCAAGAATATGAAGAATATGGAATAAAGTCTAATAGTAAAACAAAGAGACTTGCCACGACTTACTTCAAGCAAGATGTTGAGAAAGATAAATGTAAAATAGTATCTAAAATTGAGATAAATGAATTAGGCATATTCGAGGAGAAAGAACACTCGCACGGGACATTCGCGGCACGTAAAGGTCGGGGCTTCAATGATGATACTGTCTCTGCTTCATACTGGTTTGCCTATATGCTCCGCTCTCCTTGGTTCCTAGATATATGCTCTGAAATATATAAAGATCCAGGTTCTCCTACTAATCTGGAAAGCACCAACATAGACGCCGAAAAAGCCGATGAACAAGTTTTGGACGCCTTCAATTCTCTCTTCGGAACTTCATTTTTACAAGCAGATGATAAGAAGGAATTAGAGAAGGAACTGTGGAGAGAATAATATAATCTCTGGTAAAACTCCAACTTTTATAAATAGCATTGAAAAGGCAATTTATTTTTACTCCATATAAATAACGATGAAGTTATTTTAGGTAGGAGATAAAACTATGGCTACTGTTCAGCAATCACCAGGCGTCCAGGTTATTGAAGTAAATCAATCCTTACGCATCCCTACCGTCACCAGTTCAACAGGCGCTATCGTAGTTGCTGCCGAGAAGGGACCTATCAATGTTCCTATTCTTATCCCGGATGTTCAGACATATGTTCAGACATTTGGAAATCCCGATGATGTCAATTATACTCACTTCTTTACCGCTACTGCCTTCTTGGGTGGTTCTAATCAACTCTATGTCGTGAGAACAGAAGATATTACAAAGAATGTTGCTGGTGTCACGGTCGGCCTCTCTGGTTCTAATATCGCCATCGTTCCTACTCCACTTCCAGTAGGCGACTTCCCTCTCTCTTATGCGAATATGTCCCCCCATGAAGCAAAAGATGGTAATGTCAATCTCTTGAATACTGAAATCTATCACGTCTTCGGTCAAGGTGCTGGTCCATACTATGATCAGATATCCGTATCTTGTATCATAGCGAATGACTATAATCTTCTCATTCAATTCAAGGAACAACTCTCACAAGCAGTTAGTCTTGCTGATATTCAGACTATTGCGCAGACTTGGTACACCGGAACCCCTCCTTCTACTGCTCAATACAATCCAAGTTATGAAGAATATCTCTCAAATCTTCCATTGCTTCGTGATGAACTTATTGACCCAACTGATTGGAGTGTCGATACTGCCCTTCTCAATACCTATACTTCATTCGAATTCGGTCCCCAGATTGAAGTTGATAGCAATGGTAATCCTCTTGGCATTCTTCTTCAAGATCAATTCGCCTTCTATGTCTGGGACGAGAATGGAAATCTCGCTGAACAATATGTTGTATCGAATAATCCAGATAGCGTAGATAGTGGCGGTAATACGAACTTCGGACCTACACTCATCAATGCTTCCTCAGCTTACGTCTACTTCTTCATCAGCGATAGTCCAACTGATGCTCAAGGAACTATTCTGTATTCAACAGGTCAATTCAATCTCGCAGGTGCCGATCCTCTCTCTACCGAATTGTCTCTACTTGACGGAGAAATTGCGGAGCAGTGGTTCGCTAACTTCATCAATACCGAAACTATTCAGATAGATCTTCTTCTTGATCCAGACTATGACACTACCTTGAAGCAGACATTAGATTATATTGCCAGCCAGATCCGTAAAGACTGTCTCGCTCTATTGAATGTTCCTGCCGATAGAATGTTCAATGTCAATACAGGTAATATCATCAGTCAAGCATATACAGAAATGAAGTTGTATGTTGCTGGCGGAGATCCTCTCGGTTCTCTCAATGTCAATTCAACGTATTCAGCAATCTACGGCCAATACTTCAAGATTTTCGATAACTACAATAGTGTCTATCGTTGGGTTCCTACGACTGGTTATGTTGGTGCTACTATCGCTACCATCGACTTCAATCAGGCTCAGTGGTGGGCTCCCGCCGGTCTCAATCGTGGTATTATCTCTGGTATTACCGCTCTTGCTATCAATCCGAACCAGGCCCAGAGAGATATCATGTATTCTAATGGTATCAATCCCATCGTTCAGTTCCAAGGTCAAGGAATTGCTATATGGGGGCAGAAGACGCTCACTGGAGTTCCTTCTGACTTCGACCGCATCAATGTTCGTCGTCTCTTCCTCTACCTCGAAAGAAGTATCAGTGCGATGGCGAGATTTATGCTGTTCGAGTTCAATGATAACTTTACTCGCGCCAGATTTAGTTCTATCGTGAATAAGTTCTTGTCAACCGTAGAAGCCCAGAGAGGTCTTTATGACTTCAAGGTAGTCTGCGATACGACCAATAACACTCCAACTATTATCGACAACAATCAATTCGTTGCTAATATCATGTTGAAGCCCGAGAAAGCAGCAGAGTTTATCACACTTTACTTTACTGCCGTCTCTACTGGTGTCTCATTCACGGAAGTCACCAATTCCTAAAATATTCAATAAGGAGACCTACTTATGGCCCTAGATAACATTCTCAACCTGAGCGACTTCCTTGGTGTAATCAATGACATCTCTCGCCCTTACCTCTTCTTGGTGTCCATCCCCTTCATTGACTCGGACGATGTGGTGACTTGCTTCGCTCGCTCAACCACTTTACCAGAATATAAAATTAATTCGGTAGAAGTCGCGTTCCAAACCCAGAAACTACAAATTGCTTCAACAGCAGAGTTTAGCCACGAATGGGAAGTAGAGTTCTTGGTTGATAGCGGACATTCAATTCGTAATAAGTTCATTGGTTGGATGGCTCTTGCTTATGACCCTTCAATTCAGAGAAACGGCGCTCCAGTAGAATATAAGACAGACAATGTTCAGATACAGCAATTAGATAGAACAGCAAATACAGTAGTTGCTTACGGATTTGTTGGACTATATCCAGACACAGTTGGTCAGATTACCCTCAGCCACGAAGAAGATAAGCCAGAAACCTTCCCAGTCAACTTCCGCTATGATTATTGGACGATGGGTGGTGCCGGCGGTGTAAACCTTGATATCGGTTCATTCTTTATCGGAATTGACCTATCTACTGGATTTACTGGCGGATCACTGACTGTCGGTGGTGGAATTGGCGGAATTGCCGGAAGTCTCGGTATCTCCTTCTAATTATAGTTTTTAGGTATATTCTGTAAGAAATATAGCCTAATTTATATAAAACGATAACTTAAGAAGTTTACAATAACTTCTTCGATGTTATCATTCAATTTATCGGTTATAATAAACAATAATATAGGAGCCTTCTAATGTCTAACAATGATAATCCGCCATCTATCAATAACTTCTCAGCCGCCGACCTCAAAAAGCAAATGGCCATCAGTGTCGGAACGCATTCGCCTCAATTAGAAGTTATTCTCTGTAAATCTGGAAGAAGCGTCCTGGTAAAACCTCTAAAAGTAAGAGAAAAGAAAGAATTACTAAAAGCCTTGGAAAGTAAGTCAGAAATCATCATCAATAAAGCATTGGATGATATCTTGGAACTTTACGTAATTGCTTCCGATGGCGAAGAGTTCAACCCAAGAGATTTATCCATCCAGGAACGCTATCAACTCTTGGTATATATTCGTGCTGCTAATGGCGATAAAATGACGAAGATAGTTCATCAATGTCCTAAATGTGAGCACGTCAATAAGGACATAGAGTTCAATATCGTTCAAGATCTCAATGTAAAAGTTTATGAAGAACCGAAGAATGGTAAAGTGGTTATGCTCTGTAATGGAAAAGTTGAGGTTCACTTCGACGTTATTTACAGGAAAGACGAAGTTCAAGCAGAAGAATACATCAAGAAGAATAAACTAAAAACGATGACAGATAGATTGGTTGTTATGGTTGCTTCTTCGGTAAGAGATGTGTTTTTTATCGGAGAGAAGAGCAACAGACAGGAAGTATCGTTCAAGGACTTCAAGGAGAAGATTGATTTTATCGAGGATTTAGGAACGTCTGAATTGAATACCTTGTCTGCTGCTATCAACCAATTAGACTTCGGAGTGAAGATGCCATTCAACTTCCATTGTACGAACTGCGACTATGAAGAGAAGCAGGAGGTAGGAATAACGGTTTTTTTTATCAGTTAATGTCATTCGGAGGATCTTCGTATCTCCAAATGTTGAATGAAGTCTTCGAGTTATTAGTATGGTCGAATGGAGTGGTAGGAGATATTGAAATAATCGAGAATATGTCCCTATCAGACTTTATAAATTATAGAAATATGTTCAAGCCGAAATATGAAGCAGAAGCCGAGAATAAGAAGAAGTTTATTGAGAATACCTTCGAGTTCGCACGTAAGGGAATTGAAGTCATCTGCAAGACAATAGCGGGAGCATTCGGGACCAAGGCAGGTAAAATAGGTGCTGGTAAGAAGTAGCGACTTATTCTTCTACTGTGGTTATATCCGTGTACCATTCCGTATCGTAAAGAATGTCTTCGAGAATATTATACGCTCTATCAGCATCTTCTTTATCTAATCCCATGCCGCTTCCGATATCTTTAATAGATGTCTTTTTAGTGGGACCTCGGCCGCTGCCAGCTTCCCCTTCATAGTTTTTAATTAGGTTCAAAACAGTAAAACTTACTCTATCATATGGTAAATTGAATAGAGCCGCCACTTGTAATATTCTGTTGTCTAGAATGTCTGTCATTGGTTGTTCCTTTGTGTTGCTAAATTATAACATATTAGAAAGGATTATCAAGAGGTATTTTATGCCAATTATATCGTATAATCAACGATGAGTTTTTATAAATACTTGAATAAAAGGTATATAAATGGCCCAAGGCGATGCTATTAGTTCTGATATGGTGAGCAAACTTCTCCAAAATGCGAAGAAGGGAACAACTTCTGTTAGTGAGAAGAAAGATGCCGATGCGAAAATTGATGCGATATTGAAGCAGTTGAAGATGATTATGACTGACATGGATCCTGATAGTCTTGAAGCAAAAGAGAATAGGGAAGTTCTTATCAAGGATCTTATGAAGGCATTCGATAAGGCAGGAATGTCCCTCAAAGCACAAAAAGGAATGTTAACCTCAATATATTATGAAATCGGGGATAGAGCAGACGGGATTATAGATAGTATTGAAACTAATCTTGTTAATTTACACGTCAGTCTAATGGCGCAAATCCCAACAGCGGTGTCAAATGTTATTCATTCTATGTTAACTTCAACGGCATTTATGACAGGTGTTGCTACGGGGATAGTCTCTGCGATGGCTGAACATATGAAGGATTTAGTTCCGAAACTTGGGGGCGGACAGACACTTATAGCAATAGAATATATAAAAGAAGAATGTAAAAAAATAGAGATGACGAGTAGTAAAATAGTAGATATATCCAATAGCATATATTTTGCGACTATGAATTATATGAGGAAGAAGCAGGCACAAGATATGGCTATGTTGGCTGCTATCAATAAGCGCATATCTCATTTAGGTTCTACTATAAAAAATTATCTAAAAGAGAAGTTTATGAGTATAGCAAGTTCTGTAAAAGAGACTGTTGCTGGCGGCTATAAAAATATAATGAATAGCCTAAAAAATATAACTACTTCAATTTTAGATACAGGAAACACAACAATAAATGCTATTATAGGAATAGGAGTTGGTATTATCTTCTGGATATTTACTACAATAGTTCCGATGATTTTTACAGTTATTGGGTTCCTTACATTTACAGTTCTTCCGTTATTGTTTAGTATATTTTTCGAGATGGTTGGGTTCTTCGTATTTACAGTTATTCCTACAATACTTGGTATCGGAGGTGGAGTAGCTACATTGTCTG